AGTAGGAAAATCCTTCTTCAGTTCTGCTGTTCTGTGTCTCGCCTGTTCTATCGTCTTTGGGTTCATCGCCATTAGTGCGTAATGGTTTATCAGGAAAGTCAGGAATGTCTCCTGTCCGTTGTAGGGCTTGAGTTGTGATAGCCAATGACATGGCGTAGCCTTCTCTGACTCTGTTGAGGATTCTGTTTGCGTCATTTTTTGTCATAGTTTGACACCATTTGCTTTCTAAGTTCTGCAAGTTTTGCAAGTGCTTCCCGTTTAGCGGTTTCGCTGTATTCAGGCACTTTTTGCTCAATTTGAACTAATGGGTCTTTTGGTGGAATTCTTGGCCCATCCTGACAAATCTTCCTAAACTGCAAAGATGATGGTGGCCTAGCAGGGTCAATGTGCCTTAAAGCATAGTCCATCGCAGGTCTATATGTCAGGAAATAACCAAGTGTTCCAATCCATTCTTGGCGAATTAAATTAGGGTCAATTCCATCCCATTTACGAGCGAAATCATTGCCATAAATAGCGTTCATGCGCCCAAAAATGTAATCAAATCCCTGTTCAGAATTGCAAAAATCAGACATCTTTGCTCTCCTCTAACTGCCAAAACTGTTTCTTTGGTGCTGTTAAGCCATTGGTAAGAACCGCCATTGAGTTTGACAAGCGTTCGGCATTGGAGACTTTATCCTTTACCCATTCAGCCTTAAAAGACTGCCAGTTGCGAACAACAACCTCATTTAAGGCCATCTCTAAAGTCCAACCCGCCTTGTCTGCCTCCTTCTGTATTCCATCAATCACTAAAGCGGTAACTTGGGCTTTCTTGGTTTTCCTTTGTTTAACAAAAGAATCCCAAACTTGTTGTGAAACGCCTGTTGGCGTATCTGTCTCTTTCTCTTTCTCTTTATCTGTCTCTTCTCTTCTCTTCTCTGGCATATCATCTTGATATCCGTCTGATATCGTGTTGATATCATCTTGTTCCAACCATTGAGTCAGTTTTGTAACTACTTCTTTAGTTTCCTTTTCAGACATTCTTAAACGAAAAGCAAGAGTTTTTGTTTCAGGTAATTTTCCAAGGTCTTCACTTGCTATTAGCCATATCATTACCAAGGCTTTGGCTGACTTTCCATCAAGTTCATGCCAATTTAAATCATCAAGTAAGTCCCTGTATAACTTAATCCAGATCGGCTTCCTATCTTTGAAATGCTGAAACCTATCCCAGTTTTTAATTCTCATAAATCGCCCATAAAAAAAGGGCTACAACTGAAGTCTCACCTTTCGGTGTTGACGGACTGGCGTAGTTCCAGCAGACTTCATGTGTAACCCTACTACGAAACGCCGTCAAGCGCATGGAGTTCATTATACGGAAATTCTTGGATAAACCAAATTGTCCCCAAACTTTGATGGGTATTTCAGAAAATCTGATGCACCTACTCTGTTGCCACCATTTTTAAGGTCAGCCCCATCATAGGTTTCTGTGGTAGTTCCAGCCGCCACTCTATCCTTGTTAACCCGTGGAGTTTGTTCTGCCAACTTAGCCACCCCAAACCCCGTAATGTGCCAAACTTCATCAATCTCCAACGCAAGCCCAAAGTTCTGAAGGTCGTTCAGATAACGCAGATAGTGAAATCCTTGGTTTCCAACTTCTGTATCCTTGTCAGTAAAGCGTTTCAAAGATGATGCGCCATGCGCCAACCTCTTTAAAATTGAGATATGTTGTTGTTTGAGTTCCATGTAGTCTCCTTTTGACAAGCAATCCTAACTTTAAATTTAGTTTGTCAATATAGGGTTTGTCCTAGTTCACAAGCCTTTTTTAATCCTTGACAATCCTCTTACCAACTTAAACAGGAGTTAAAAATGTCGGTAAAACCTAAAGATTTTCAACATGAGATTTGTGTCTACTTGGAGGGCATTGGCGAGTGCTTAGTATGCTTTGACATCCTAAGTCCAGGCGATGAACTCGATGCTGACCACTCAGACGATTACGAGATTGACTTTGCCGTATTTGACGAGCAAGATAAACACATTACTTACGATATAAGCAAGAAACAATATAACCACTGCGAAAACAAAGCAATGGACGAAATGCGAGATATAACTACACAATGGCACAAAGAATGGGAGACTTGTTTTGACTAAAGCAGAGATGATCACGCACTTACGTATGGCGGCTTGTAATGAGAATACAGTTACAGGCATGGCAAACGCATTTGACTTAGGTGCTGAACATGAACGGGATGTTATTGCTTCCATCATTTTCAACATGGTGAAAGAACAGCATCTAGCCCAAAACATTGTTGACACTATCAGGGTGAGAGAGTAATGGACTTTGAGACTCAACAAGAAATCAATGAATTGCGTTTCCAGATTGGACAACTAAAGCAAAAGATTGGTGATCTTGCAGTCATGGTAGGCGCAACAACAAATGGCTACTATGATCTCAAAGGAAAACTTGAGGAGTTAATAAATGAACGAAAGACTTGACCAAGCATTTGAAGAATTAGAGTTTGATGTGACAGACCAGATCAGAAACATGGCATACCTTGCTGAACAACGCAAAGTTGCTACTGGCGTTACAGATGGTTCAATTCAACGAGCATTGGTCAGGGATTTGACAGAGAATCTACGCACATTACAAACAAGTAATGACCCATTACTGTTGCGTAATGATGTGTTGGAGGAAGTGGCAGTCGAGTTGGCTAAGTTGCCTTTTGGTGACACAGCCGCTAGTTATGCCGCATTTGTGAGAGCGATGAAAAGTTAATATTTTTTAAACAGGAGTTAATGATGGATAGACCTAACGTGGGTATTACAGCCCCATACCGCAAGATGGACTACACATACAAAGATATGTTGCTAGACCGCATAAAAGACCTCGAAGCAATCGTTCAGAAGTTAGAGAAACGCATTGCATTACTGGAGGCAAAAAAATGATATTAAAGGAAATATGGTTTGTTGTTATTTTATTGTTACTTGTAACAGGTTGCACATTGATTTGGTGTGGCGTTAGAGAAGTTGCTATTCGTTGGTTAAACAATGATTGGTGTCGCCATGAATGGGATATGTGGTCTAGTGTTGACAAAGAAAATCCACATCAATTTCGCTTTTGCAAAAAATGCAATAAATACGAAAGAAGAACACCATGACACAAAACGAAGTATTGGTTACTTTAAAGAAAGTCATTTACGACAACCAACAATTCACAACATGGACAGTTTCTACGCCACACATCATGGAATTGGTGCGTATATGTATAGAAAAAGAGCGTGAAGAATGTGCAAGATTGTGTGATGAATCAGACCGATATCGTGGAGATTATTTTGCTTCAAAAATACGTGAAAGGGGACAAGTATGAAACTCAAAAACGAACTACAAGACATCTATGATGATTTATGGAATGTCCAGTATTGCTGTTACTGCTTGCAACCCAAGGGTGAAGCAATCAGTTGCTGTCAAGAAAATCACTTTATTGAATTCAAGGATTTAGACAAAGATTGTCGTCAAGAAATAGCACAGGAGGTGTTAAATGGTTGAATGGTGGCTAACTATTTGCACAGCCGCACTTCTAGGTTGTGGACACATTGCTGAACACAAATACCCATCAGAACAGTCTTGTTACAAAGCATTGGAAGAACTATATAAACGACAAGGGCCAGAGAAATTCTTATGGGTTACTTGTTCTACAACAAAATTCAAGAAGGAGAAGAACAATGGATAATCAACTTATGGGGACAACAAGAATGTTTCCTCGCACATTGGAGACAGCCTTTCCTAAGAAATACGTCAATGAAGGCGTGTTTGAAGGGCCATACTACTCAGCACCTCATATCAGCGATTTGAGCGTCTTATTCGGCCTTGTAGCCGTTATTTCAATGATTGCATTTGCCTTTTGGAGATACCTATGAACGATTATTCAACCATACTTATTCGTATAGAGCAATCAGTGAAATCCCTAGATAGAAAGTGCATGAACAAGCAGTATGATGGGTTCATCCAAGACATCAACAGTATCAACAACGATCTGGTTATGTTGAGTCATTGGATAGGTGAACAGCAAGTTAAACAAAGTCAATTAAACAATAGGAGTTAATAATGAATGTATATCAAAAACTGAATGAGGCTAGAGCCAAGTTCCACACAAAAGCCCTCAAGAAGTCTGGTCACAACAAGTTTGCTGGCTACAACTATTTTGAGTTAGGTGATTTCGTAATCCCCGCAATTGAAATCTTCAACGAGGTAGGTCTTACCTCCATCATTCGTTTTGGAAAAGAGATTGCTGAGTTTATTGTTGTCAATACAGAAAAGCCTGACGAGATCATTGTCTTCACAAGCCCCATGTCTTCAGCCGCCCTCAAGGGTTGCCATGAAGTGCAAAACCTTGGTGCTGTGCAAACCTACCTTTCCCGCTACCTTTGGGTGTCGGTGCTACACATAGTCGAGCATGATGCGTTAGACGCTACAACAGGCTCTAAAGCAGTCGAGGAAGGCACTCCAGATGAGGGCAAGATGCTTAACTACATTGCCGCCATTGAAGCCACCACCACAGTTGATGAACTAAAGAACATCTACATCGAGGCATTTGCGGCTACCGATGGAAACAAAGCATGGCAGACCAAGATGATTGCCGCCAAAGATGCTAAGAAGAAGGTACTGAAATGAACTTCTTACGAAAGGCAATACCTGAAATACAGGGGCAATTGAATAGACA